ACGTATCTCTTTATTGACTACAGCTTGCCGTAATGAATTCATTTCTCGGTTCTCAGAATCAATTCGAGCTAACACTCTAAAAATTGAATACACATTATCTTCAAGAATAGCTTTCCGTAAATCTTCAACTGGCATCGATAACGGAAGTTGCTCAACCTCCTGAAAATATAACAACACACGAAAAAGTGAATGTATATTATCTTCAACAATTCCTCTACGCAAATCATCAAGTATTTCAGTGTGCTCAACAATATCTGCTACTAAAGGAAGTAATCTAAAAAAGGCATGTAAATTATCTTCTAAAGATGCTTGCCGAACAAGAATAGATATATTAAGCAAATCAGTATTCTCCTCTGAAAGACTAATTCTATGTTCAATTAATCTAAACAAAGAATGCAAATTATCTTCAACTATTGCTTTTCGTAAATCTTCAACAGGTAGAGTATCTTCATTCTCAATCAGCCTAAACAATGAACGTAAATTATCTTCAACAATTGCTTTCCGTAAATCTTCCAACGGTATATCTAAATTATTATGAGTTTTACGAAAATGTTCTAACAACCTAAATAATGAATGTAAGTTTTCTTCTATAATAGTTTTACGAATATCATCCAAGTCAGCATCTTTATGCTCTTCAAAAATTCTAAATACAGCATTTAAATTTTTCTCTGTCATTGCTTTACGCAAATTGTCTATAGCCGGGCCTAACCCGGGATAATTGTACAGGCCAAGGTGTTCAAACACACGAAATATAGATCGATGATTTTTCTCTGTAATTGCTTTTCGTAGATCATCTAAGTTTTCCGATGATTCATATTGATCAAATACACGGAATATTGATCGATAATTTTTCTCTGTAATTGCTTTTCGTAGATCATCATCTTCAGTAGTTGCTCCAAGATGATCCATTAATCTAAAAACCGAACGATGATTTTTCTCTGTAATTGCTTTCCGTAAATCATCAACTGATGTAATACCAATATATTCAAAAATTCTAAAAACAGACCGAGGATTTTTTTCATTCAATACTTTACGTAGTTCATCAATAAGTCCAGTACCTAATGACCCTTGAGCAGTAAAAAACAAAAAAACTCTAAACATAGCATGTGGGTTTTTTTCCATTACAGACTTTCTTAAATCATCAACTTCATCCTTATCCATTGAAACACTAGTAGCAATTCTAAAAATACTACTAAGATCCTCATCAATAATTGTCCGCCTTAAATCGCTTAATACAGGTATCTTGTCACTGTATAACATTTCATATCTATCTAATATTTCATGTACTTCCATAAGAAATCACCTCTTTTATATTATACGAAATAAAACCAAAAATGTCAACATCAACAATAGAGTTTATATTGTTCTTGCAACCAATCTCTATCATTAATTTTATCAAGGGCTTCGGTGTTACCTTTATGCATTTCGCCATAAGTTCTTCCAGCTTTAGCACCAGTTATAGCCCATTCACCGTTTTCTCGATCTGCACCTTTAGTACACCATACATTTAACCATTCTACAATACGCGGATCATTTTCACTACTATAATATCCTTCAGGATCTTTAATAACCCTCGAAGCAAGTTTTGTACATTCTCTAAAGCCACTTTTAAATGCTGAAAATGGATCTGAATTAATATATGTTGAATTACTTATTTCTTCCATTGCTTTAAACTTACCAGCAACACTAGTAGTAAAATCGATATGCCAATCTGTTGCATTACGAACTGGCTCAGTTGGGAATAATTTTACTCCACCATACCCATACACAAGATCATTTACAGAATTTTTACAACGCCATACATGTATACAATCTGTCTGTTTTACACTACTCCAATAGAATTTATCATCTTGCGGTGTATACGAAAAATCAAAACCCTCTTCCAATATAGCATCAGCATCGACAACATAAAACATACTTGTAAGAGATTGTCTTGCACATTCTTTGTGCCCATAAAAAATTCCCTTAACTCCGGACACTCTCTTTGCCCATGGAAATTTTTTACAAAGTGCTTGATATGTCTCATCTGCAAACGGTTCATAATAACTTAAATGAAAAATTTCTAACATAATTCTTTACACCTCTCATAAAATTTAACATACTCTGGAAATGTTTTTAAAAAATTTGTTCCTTTTCGGCGATCATACTCATTAACATATTTTACAAAATCAATACGATCAATTGGAACATTATTTTTTACTTGAAACCAATTTAAAATCCGGGACATCATCTCCATTTCAGATCCTACAAATCCAGATGTTTGATCATCCTCTAAATGATTTCTCATATAACTAACACTTTCAGCAATATATTTTTCAAACGAATCATCTAACATTTTAATAGATAAAAATTCTGGGTGACGAAGATACGGAATACTTACCATTAATTGAGGATAATCATTATGATTTTCATCAATTATTAACTCCTTTCTCTTTTTATATATTGTCTTTAAAAAATCTGTAAAACTTGTTACACTTAACGCATTATATGTACACATAAAAGCAATATAAAGTCTAGGCACTTCCTCTAACAGCCTATCAATATTATTCCAGAACTGTTCATAATTTAAACCATACCGAATATATTCAGCACGTTGATAAGTTGCTTCAACACTAGTAAAGACTGAAACAACATCTAACTCTTCTGAAATAGGTTTTATAAGTTTAATAAAATCATCAAAGTTTTTATCTGGCACACACATATTTGTGTTTATTGCTAGCTCAAGTTCTTTTCGTGGATTTTTATTAATCTCTTCTAAAACCTTAAAAGTATTTTTGTTTAATAATGGCTCACCGCCGGTAATTCTAAATGTATGTAATGAGTTATATAAGTCAGGCCACCATTTCCAAAATGCTTCAACATATGGATTATGTTCTCTTTCAAGTATTGGAGTTTTATCTTGATGTGTTAAATGATCTAAACTACCAAATTTTCTACTTGTTGGATATGGGCCGTATTGTTTTGATTCTTCATACCATTGACTGCTAATGTTAGGATAACAATACATACATTTAAAATTACAAACATTACCGAAACTAACTTCAAGATATCTCGGATTAGGATTAGCATCATATGAACCATTTACAATCTCATCAAACATAGGCTCAGACCACGTTGCGGCACTTTTAAAATGCCTATCACTAAAATTCTCACCAGGACTATCTTCTACATTCCAGCAATACTGACATTCTTTAGGGCGTTTTCCATTTAACATTTCTCTACGCCGGGCTTTCTTAAAATTTGTATTATGTAAAGCTGTAGGATTATTAACTAATTCCTCTAATGGTACTTTATGTGTTCCTGGGTGATGACAACTATGTGTATGCCCATTTTGTAAATGTATAGTTACTTGCGACCATTTAGCCAAACAAAGACTACTGCTAACTCGATTTAGTTTTTTTTTAATATCAGTTACATTATTAAAAAAGGCATCGTTCATTTAGAACCTACACGCGGAGGATTTACATAAACTTTCTTAAAAAATGCTGATGCTTGGGCATTTAACTCACCGAGCTGCATACCTAATTTACCTCTCAACTCATCCCCAAGTTCTTCAATCTTTAAATGAATATTATCATCGCCAACAAGTGGCCCAACTTCTGTATTAAAAAACTCTCGAAACCAATCATAATCTCTTATATTATGATGATTAAAATGTGGATCTAAATTAGTAAGTTTACAACCAAGACGTGTGCCATATACTGACCACTGACCGTTTTCAACATCGGCACCAATTGTTGCCCATATAAGCAATCTTTTGTAATTTTTATGCCAAATCATCCTTTCAAATTCACCAGGTTCGGGTCTTACTTTCTGGCCTTCTGCTAATGACATTTTTACACCCTCACGGAAACCTGCACGGAATGCTTGATACGGATTACCATTAGGGTAATTAATACAATAAATATCATTCATCTGTTGGTAATCTAAATCCCAACAAAAATCAATAGCGGCAGTTTCATTTTCTGCAGCTTCGTGTGTTTTCATTGTAAGTGTAGGTTGTTTAGGCCAAAGTTTTATTCCACCGTTGCCATACACTAACCCATTGATAATATTCTTACTGCTCCAACTCCAAATAGATCTTTCATTTACTTCTGGATCTATCTCTAATGTTGTATCCCAAAACTTTTCGTCAACAATATTATCGCCGTCGATAGTAATAAAACGATCTGTTTTACTTGCAGTTGCCGCGGCTTTATGAGCACTATCAAATCCTTTGACACCATGTACTCGTTGTGCCCATGGTATTTTATTAACTAAATCAGCATAATTTTTTTCAGCGTTCGGCTCGTCAAAACTAATATAAAAAACATCAAACTCACTTAAATTACGTTCTGCCATTATACCTCCTCATACAAATAATTTTCATAGATTCTTTTTGTAAAAACACTAACATTATTTAAGGTTTCTGTATAATTGGTTATTACATTATTTTGAAATATATCTTCTACATTGACTGAAACATGCTTTCTCAGCATATGCGGATCATCTTTTTTTGTAAAATAAAAATGCAATTTTACTATACCATTTACAATAAGTTGCGAAGTGTTCTCAGTAGCATTTTTTATATTATCACTTAAAAAGAATGTCAAAATCTTTTCCCTTTTATTATTCCGTATCTTAATATCATATACATCATTATTAGAAGGTACTTTATACAATAAATTATCAATTGTCCTTACAACAATCTCATGTGATTCCTTTTTAGAAAGTATAATTTTACCAGTTTTTCTATCCTCAACAACAACATAATCACTCAGCCTTTTTTTCCCAGTAACAAAACCTTCAACTTCTCCTCTTGAAAAAATAGCCCACCGATGATGAGAAGTTGCATCTTTATTGCCTGACACTGAAACTAATTCATTTTTACTGTTAAAATAAACGTAAAATTTAACTACTCTTTCCATATGCATCCTCTAACTTTTTAACAATATCATCCGTTAACCATTCTTTAACATGATAATGAAATGGATAAAAAATTTGATAATTACCAATTTTAAGTTTACAATCATCTGTAAAATATGAAGGAAAATATTTTGTCCAATTCTCATCTGTTAATGCATTATTAACATTTTGCATACGAGTTTTCATATGAACAAAAGACGGAATTGCTAAATTACTTGTGCATTCATTTTCAATTCCAAGTATTTTAATTGCAAGAGCATATGCTACATCGGCACTTAACCATGTCGGTCGTGAAGCATCTAAATGTTTTGCATAATAAACTTCCCAATTTTGCATAATTTCCTGCACTAATTTTACTAGATCCCAAGTAATTTTTTCATTACGAAAATACATAAATGCTGTATAGATATTTGGCAACTTATTATTAACAAATGTTTTTCTATAATAATTATCTAATGCTATTTCATTTCTATATGTCCTAACACACGTTGTTGCCCACACCGGTTTTCTATGTAATATTTCCCACCAATAACTATAATCATTTAAAAAAAGCATATCAGCATCTAATATAACTGTTTCGTTATACGGAGTACAATGAATATACTTCCATTTATTATTAACTTTCCATTCTGCATTTTCTGCATCATCGCCCCATGGAAGTTCGACAATATGATCAAATACCCATCGTTGTTTGCCTGTAACTAAATGTTCTTCTGATCCAGGTAATGCAATACTAACATTGTTAACTTCCGTTTGCGTAACTTTAATACTCAATGCAAGAGCATAAGCCATACGTATATAATCATACTTTTTATTATTTTGAGTTATAATAAAATAACCTTTTCTCGTATCACTCATTGATACCACTCTGCTATGCTATCATGATTTTCTAATATAGTTTTCTTATTAAGAAAATGCACATTTGTATTTTTTATAGAATTAACTACAAACTCATTCTTTTCAGGTTTAGTTATTAAAACTTTAACTTGATTAACAGAAGGAAAACTAATAATTTGATCTTCTGGTTTTGCAGTAACTATCTTATTAACTGGTAACGGCAAAATATCCGATACTCCCTCATTGAAACCATTTAACATATGTAAACTTATACTAGCTGCATAATCATTTCTATACAACCCACCTGACAAATTATACAACTGCCTATAATACAAATAGTTCTCAGATACATGTTTCATAATATTAAAAAAATATTTTGGCAACTTGGTTTTTTTAAAATAAATTGCTGTAGCCCATGCCATTGTAATACCGGATTCATCAACTCGTTTATTTTCAATAAACTCACCTGCAAACAAAGGTACAATATCTGTATTAATCATTAATTCACTTTTATTACCCCATACTGCATTCAACCGATCATTCATTATTAAATAATCTGCATCAAGTACTAAAGTTTCGTCAAATGGTGATAACTCAAAAGAATTCCATCGTAACCCATTATTAAAAGATAATACCTGATTGAAATCTTTATAATGTCTTTTACCTATTGCTACATCAGTGCCTGCATCAGTAATAATATGCACCGGAACATCCATATTATACTTTATCATTAACGCATTTAATTTAGCAATTTTTTCATAGTCTATTTGTTCATTATTGAAAGCAAATATTAATACGCCTTTAGACATCAGCTAATTTTTCCAAATCTTTTTCGTCTTTTATTTTTATCCAATCATTCCAATAATCATAAACAACTTCAATATATGAAGATAACAAAAAATTTTTAAACTCTTGTAAATCATCAATCATAACTGGGGTATCATTTACATCAAGGATTGGTAACTTACTATGTCCAGAATTAATTAGATCTCCAATGAATGCAATAAAACCAGGTTCGGCTTTAAATATTCCGCCATTAATATAACAATTTAATCTTTCTTCTGTTTGCACTTTAAGCAAATGTTTTTGGTTCATTAATGCTATTCTAAAATTAGCAAACTCATATGCTTTATCAATATCGGTAGTCATAAGAACCCCCTAGTAATATTACTTATCTAGGGGACTCAAATTATAAATTTATAAATTTATATTACGATTGCGTATACGAACCAGCACTGTATGAAGGTGCATCGCTATTAACGTATGTACCTGTTGCACGTTTCTCTGAAACATTTGATGCTAATGTACCATCAACATAATCTTCAAAAGCATTCGCATGTCCATCAGTAAACGTAATGGTCCATGTATAAACTGTTTTAGCGGCATTACATGAGCATTCAATTTTATAGTTATTTGAAGCATATGCACCTGAATCAGCTTGATTGAATATAACATGCGTAGTACTAACTGCCGCAACAATATCATCAAAGCTTTTGCCTGCTGTTCCACCACTTCCACTTTGTGCAGTAGATGCTACAGTCATAGTAACTGTTCCGACAGCAGTTAATAATGCTGTCCAATTACTATTTTGTGTATGTCCACTACCGCCTGTGCGAGATGCACTAATAATCATCGCGCCACCTTGGTTGTAAAAATGCCTTGCGGCATCATAACTTGCAAAAGTTTGTGTAAAACTATGAACAGTTGATGCACTCCAATTTGCAGTGCCACTTTTGTCATTGCGAGCTGTTGTTGTCAAATTTGAGGCATCGACGTTTCCCTTGTTAGCAACAACGGTTGCAATATCCGCTGCCAAGTTACCGTCAACACCAATTGATCCGCCTGCACTGTAAGCATCAGCAGTTACGCTACCCCCAATACTTATAGTTGAACCTTGATGTCCTGCACAACGATGAATCATCATATAAAGATTATTCCATTGTGCAGCTGTGATACCAGTCCCAGCCGAAACAGCAGCTTGGAGCATAGTTTCACCATATCCGAAAATCAACGCCCCGGGAGCTACACTTCCCGAATTAGTGTCTCCAAAAATATCTTCAACACTTGTACGGAATGTATTAAAATCAGCTGCTAGGATCGTATTACCGGAAGAGTAAGCCATATTTCTTCTCCTTTCGTCACTCGATCACGTACTATGTGGCTAGTACGATTAACCCGTTTATTATAGTGTCTGAGTCTCCACACATAATAATCTTGCCACAATTGTATTTATTGTATTTTAAACACAAAGTAAAAAAGCAGGACAATTGTCCTGCTTTTTACTCGGTAAGGTTATAAACTACTATGACTTTGCGAGGATATAAGCCTCTACAATGCCAATTTCGTCATTGTCTTTATTATCTAAAGCACGGCCAATCACTCCTAACATAAATGTTGAATGATCACCATTCTCAGTACAATGTTTAATAAAATCTTTCGGAAGTGCTTGCGCTACTCCTGGGATTTCACTACTAATTAAACGATCTCCTTTATTAACTTTTCCTATTACACTAACTGGCACACGACCACATAGTGCAATATAAGGATGTGTATTTGAAGTTCCAGCAGCTGAATTCATTCTGTATGCTGGATCTGTTGATACTACACCAAAAATGTTAGTAGAACAAAAAGTTGATGTTACGGTTACTTCATTAACACCGCCTAATTCAACAACTGTTCCTGCTTCCATGGTTTCGTCTGCATGAAATCGTTCTGCAATATCAGCATATTGTGCCGATGTTGCTTGTCCATATAGTATAGCACACTGCATATCTGCATCGGAATGAGTTGTTCCATCAGTTGATGTTGTAGATCTCCAACGATCAGAAGATTCATCCCAAACAAAATATGCATCTGTTGCACCACGTTCACCCTGTATACCAATGTATGATGCGGCAGCGCTACTATTATTTTTTGCTAATTGTATAATTGCATCTTCAACTACTAAATTTGTTGTATCAACGGTCGTAGTTGTACCGTTAATATTTAAATCACCATTAATAATAACATTATTACTAAATGTCTTATTACCAGCAACAGTTTGATCACCTGTTGTTAAAACAATACCTGACAACGAAACACCACCAATTTGTGATGCAGTGGTTGCTGTAGCAGCGTTACCAGTAATATCAATTGCATACGAACCTGCTAACCTTCCTGCAGGCACTGTGCCTGACGCAAGATTGCTTGCATTAGTATAATACGACGCTGGTTGACCACCTAAAGTTGTTGAATCTGTTGCTGTATCAGCATTACCTACTAACGCACCTGTAAATGATGCACTGTAAATATTAGCAAATCTTGCCGCACCCGAGCCAACAATATGTGTATTATCAGCATTAGGTGATGAATTACCTGCTGTGCTTATAAAAGCTGCCGCGGCAGTGTTTGTAAAGTTTGCATAATCTAGATAATAACTAGGTAATTGATTACCTAGTTTATCTGCATTCGAAGCATTATTAATTGTTGCATCAGTAAATGCAGTATTGATATTCATACCACGTGTTACTTTACTATTATTTGATAAATCTGAATCGGTGTCCATAGCACCAAATATTGCTGTAACTAACTCTTGTTCTCCCTGCCCGGATGGCTCCGTTGAGGAAAAATGAAATGTTTCTTGTGCAAAAACAGCTGCAACATTACTTGCTGTCAATGTTGAAGTTGGAGTTGCTGGATCTCTAATAACCATTGCTATTAAAGTTTTTGCAGTTGCATCTGTTGATGAAGTAAGATCAGCTCTTGATGTTACTTTAACGAACATTAATTCTGTACCATTTGCACCAGGAATTGATACGTTAGCATATGCAGCTCCGGAATATATTTGTAACTGTTTATTAACAGTATCATAAAACAAATCTCCCTCAGCTGACGTAGTCGGTGATGAACTACCAACCACTACTTGTAATCTTTCAAACGAATTTATATCGCCTGTAATTGAACAAACCTTTAATACATTTTCGCCCTTATCATACCATAGTTGACCTTTAAGCGGACTGGATGGCGCAGATGTTTTTGCAAAATTTTCCACCAAGTAAACGAAGTTACTTGCAATGATTTGACCATAACCACTATAATTCTTACCAAGTAATGATAGAGAAGTATTAGTATCGACTGTTCCTGGCGCTACATTCGTTAAAAAATTACCGTCGAATGTATTAATTGTGTAAGTCATAATTTTCTCTCTCTATTATTGCATCTGAATTCGGACTGTATATACAATCTCAATAATCCTATTCAATGATTTTTGTACTGGATGAAAAATAACATGTGTTAACATGTAACATTTTGAATTAAAATCCAACAATGTTGCGGGCAAAGTTGCCGTACCTGAAATTTCATTTCCAGTAGTAACATCTAAACTAAATAATCCCAACTCATCAAAAACAAAATCATCTGTAAAATCTGTGCTATTGTCAAATGATGATTGTGTGCTCGGCTCACCAAAATCTAAAGTACAAGTTACTTTAATATCTGTATAACTTGTAGTACTAGATAATATTTCAATTTTATTCTTTGTCGGTGTTGAATTCGATGATGCTAAATTATCAACAACCTTAAAATATTTTAATCCATACAAATTAGATGTTGGTGTACCTTCGTCGGGTGCTTCACTTACATTTGCCGCTTTGTAAGTAATTTTTCCTAAATTATTAACATTTGAACCGCCATTACCAAAACCCATATAATGAATATCATAATTTGCTTTACCAGCAATTGATTGTGCTAAATGCTTAGCCATATTACCAAAATGAATAGCATTTCTTTTGTTTACTAATTCAACTGGCTTATTCTTATCAGTTACATCACGAATTAAAATATGCCCATCCATTCTGACACCACCAACTTCATCTGGCTTGGTATTTTTTGGTTCAACTTGTTTATCTTTCATCCCATAAACCTATGTTATAATTATTTATCTTAAATCTTTATAATAGTATATAACTTATGATAATGCACTTCCTGTTCTGTCTTTTAAAAATACTGCTTGAGCACTCAACGATGCATACAATCCATGTGTTGCATCAGGACTCCAAGTAGTTTCTGTATCATAAGTTAATATATTATTTTCTGTTCCACTGAATACTTTAGTATTGCTACTATGACTTTGTGCACCGGTTGTACCCGTGCCTCTACGACAACTTAATAACTTATTATTTGTAATATCAATATTAAAATATTCTATTCTTTCGTTACCAATAAACACTACTCCAGGTACCGGATGACCCGATATGTACGAATCAGCATTTGGTATTGGCAATAATTTAGCATTAGTTACAGGAATTTCAACTGTATCCCTACTAATTGCTGAACTAGTTGTTGTACTTGTTGCATCAGGCAATGCATAATATTTCGTCTCACCATCTGCATCATAATAAATTCTAAAACTAATTGGATCACCCGATCCTACAGTATCATTTGTCTGTACTGTAATCTGTAATCCTTCTTTTGGTGTAATCGGAACAAACTCTTCTGGCCATTGCTCCCATGTTGGCCGAACTAATCCTTTACTATCTCTATCTTGACGATCAGTTGAAACATTCGGAATACCATTATCATTAGATAATAATTCTTCAGTTTGATATGGTCCAGGCTCAGCACTGTAATTTGTTTTTTCAGGAGCACCATAATACTTTGGTCCAATTACATAAGGATAAACAGATTTTCCAAGTTCGTCTACTGTTACAAAATATGCATAAACTCCATCTGGGTATTCAGGTGTTACACAAATTCGACCATTGTGCTCATCAAGATCACCTAAACTTGCAACATATTCATAATCTTGAACATAATATCCATCATAGTTACCAGTTGGAACTTGTTCACTTCCAATAGCAGTCCTAGCACCAGACTTTAATCTATAACTAGATCTCATTAACCTAATTTCTCCAGTACCATTTATATTAGCAAAACTTTGAGGCCCATAAATTGGAACTCCATCAAAAGCATATCCTAATAACGGACTATGTGCATATGATTCATCTTTGTATATTTCTTTAGGATTATGGTAATAATAATATTGTCCAAGCGGACTTACATTTCCATTTGCACTATCTGTACCATAAAGATCTGGCTCTCGATTAACAAGATCATGATACCAAACCTTTTCACCTTCATGAGACCAATTAGAAACTGCATTATATAATATAACACCATTTCTAAATAATCCTGCAGGTGAATCATGCGGTAAACTTTCTTTATCTGTAGCACCCGGGACAGTTACAATTAATGGTATTTTCCAAAATGCATTTTGATGCAATACTTTAAAAGTATTATTTGCATTTGGGAAAGGACCATGCAAATGATCTGGGATACCACTTGCTGTTATATAAATATTCTTTTCACTATACTGAACTTTTTCAACACCGGTTTTAGCTTCTAAATTATAAAGATGCCATGGCGCTTTATCATTTGTTATATCCTGCTCACTACTATAATTTGGAAACTCAGAAAATATTTTATCAAGAGTACCACCAGAATCCCATGGACTTAATGAAACTTCTTTTTCACCTTGTTGCTCATGATAATCCCATGCTACACTATCCCATCCCCATTCTTGTGGTTCGGGTGTATCTTCTTCAAATGCTGTTAAATCAAATCGATTTGCATCATCAAGTTGAAGTTTTCGTGTATCATGAAATTCCGCCTCAATGCTTTTATTCATTGCTTCGTGTTTATTATTATAATCATTTATAAATGAATTAATCGTTATTTGTGCGGTACTTTTTTCTCCAGGTGAAGGATTACCGGCCGCAGATCGATAAACTTGATTAACATCGAAATCATATCTTTGAACTGCTTCAATAACTGTTAATGACAAATCTTCATGATAACCTTTTGCAATTGAATAATAAACATCTATGCCCATTAATTGATCATACGATATAGTAGTTGCTGTATGTAAATCATTCATTATAATAACTGGATGTACATTTATATTAGTGTCAACTGTCAATGTTGATTTTGCTAATTCTGTTAATGTTGCACCAATAGTTGATGAATATTTTGCAATACGATGTGCCGCCCTGTCCGTAATACTCAGCAAGGAACCAACATTCTCTCTAACATTAACATCAATGATTGAAGTACGCTGCCGTTCTTCAATTGTCGACGTTGGCGTATAAACAAATGTTCCAGTAATTGCACCAGTTGACGTGTCTTTTGTTGTAAAAACTCTCGAATCGGTTCCAAAAGCAGTAGTACCAGATGTAAACCTTTTAGAATATGTTTTTGTCGAACTAAACTCTGTGCTTACACGATCGAATACTACACTAACTTTAGACGATCTTATTAAATTATTATTAGTATAATTTTGAAGATAATCGGTGTAAATTCCTGTTGCTAATATTTCATCATATGACGGTGAAGTATTTGTATATAACGGAACCACATCATTAGCAGTTCCAAATAAACCTGCTGTATCGATATATGGTGGATTATCAAAATCTGTAATATGCGTATTTGCATCCTCAAGTGTAAGCTCTTTAACACCAACAAACTCTCTAATTTTTGTTGAGTACGGTTTAACTTCTGTTATATACTCTTGTACATTTGGTATTAAATCAACTTTAAATTTTTCTGTTTGTTTTACATCAGATTCAGTTGTTGTTACATTTATATATGTACTCTTAAATACCCAACTTACATCATTTTGTTCTGTTAATACATAATTTATCATATCAAAGAACAACTGATTTTTATAAACTTCCCAATTAACTGTAAAAACATTATTAAAAATAGCTTCAATAACACTACGTAATTCTGTACTGTCAGTTAATGCTAAATCATTTTTATACACTGTATCTTTAAGTTTAACTGTTTGTTTTTCGACACCTATCTTTGTAAATTTTTGTGCTGAAGTAGAATACTTATATACCCGCCATGTATTTCCGCCTGCATTTAATACTTTAACAACTGGATCAACAATATCACCAAGGCCAAGAGTATCTCTCTCGGCTTTTGTATTAACTGTAAAATTAACAACAGTATCATTACTATAACCAGTTTCCCACCAATCAATATATTCTAGCATTGAACTAGTATAAACATCAAGATCCCATCCTGTTTTCTCATCGATAGTATCCAAAACACTTAATATTAAATTAAGTTGCACTACAAACTCTTTTCTTGCATTTTTAATATTAACAAACCATGACTGCCGTGGCCGAATACTCATACCATATCTTTCAACTTCATGTAACAAAGCAGTATCTGGCACAGACAATCCTGTCTTATCAAATCCAACTAAACTATCAAACATCTTGTTTATAAACTCGGTTGGAATTTTACTACGCGAATCATCATTACGAAGCAATATCCATTGTTTATGAATATTATTTTCTGTTTTTTGTATATTATAACTTAATTGCAACGTCGAACTATCCGCTGTAAGCAAATGATCAACATTGTTTATAACCATTGCACCACCAGGTCTCTTAAAACTAATTCTTAAAACATCATTAATTGTTGGTAATGATGCAAGAACAATTGAACTTATTTTTCCATCTGCATCAGCAGTGCCGGCAGTGTAATTCCAAATTGCAGTACCATTTAATGTAACTCCTACAATTTCAGTGGGTAATACCAATGCATTAAAACTTTGTGTTGCACTTGTGTTAGGAATGGTAACTTCTAACGTCCATTCATAATGATTACTTACTGGTGAATACCATGAAATACCTTGTCCGGATGGGTCGCTAATATATCTTGCGACATCAAACGCACTACGTTCTCTACTTCTTGTCTCTGGAATTGTTGTTTTACCTTTAACCCAGAAATAATATTTTGTATCAAATTGATTTGTTTCAATATTCCATTCATCAATTTGACTATACTGATTAGCATTTCGTACTGTACCTGTTCCTGCATACGAGCTAGGTCTTACAATATCACTAGCCCATTCATATATATCAACTGTTGCCCCCGGAAACAAACTATTCCAGTACTGCCGCCTATAACGATTATCACCTTGTTCTGCATCATAAAATGAAACTGTGCTAAGATCCCACCAAAGTTTTCCAACTTGTTTATGATCCCACATATCATCTTCTTCTACTAGAAAACTTATATTATCTGTTACATTATACCTTGCTGGATCTCGTTTTTCTTTATACGTAATTTCTGTATTAGCCAATCCACTAATAACACCTTTTGAATGATCAATAAGTTCCATTTTTGCATCAACTGTTCGTGCATCACTATCGTATAATTTCGCACTATTAAATAATCCAGTATTAACACGTTGCTCTTCTTGCCGGGTAACTGTAAACATAGTATCAAATGTCGTAGCATCTTTATTAACAAGTTTTGCAACAATCCAACCATCGGGATCATTATCAACCCAAACATAATCTGTTAATTCATAATACTCTTTATTTCCTTTAACACTATCAAGTGCATCAGTCTTTGTTACAAATCGTCTGGAATGCCACCAAAGAATATTTGCTGTACTTTTTCCAGTTTCTTCGACTAATAAATTAATATCAAAAATACCCTTCTTCTTAATTGAAATTAAAACATCCATGCTCCCTGAAGTAAAATTCGAACCAGAACTTGTCTTAATACTAATATTACCACTTCCATCAATTAATGCAGTATAAGGACCTATTTTTCCTGTAGCATATTGCCCAACATATGGAACAAATGCAGAAAATATTCTAGTTGCTGAAGTTGCTTGATCTGTTGCATTACCAACATAACCTGGATCGCCCATTACAATCTCATTTGGCGATACTGCTGTCTTAACTGTTATAAGAACTTTTTCAATAAAATCTCTTTCGGCTGAAACAATATCATACAAAGAAATAATTCCAGTACTTGTTAACGTTGTTGAAGTTCCAGTAGTATTATCTGCAACTGTGATAACACTATTAAGAATAGTTATTGACTTATCAACTACTTCTGTTTTTTCTTCAATAAGATATCCACCATCAACAGCCATTGAAACTCCAGTAGAATTTTTAACATCTTGCAATACTACAGCATCCTTATGTGAAAACGGATGCTCAGTAACTGCACTCGATGATAATGTTTTTGTTTGTGCAAGAATTCCTAGACCAGACAATGCTGTTCCAGTAACACCTAGAGATGCACCATTATAAGTTAATTGTAAATAACCATCAATAGTAACTCCGGCGGAAAAATCTTCATCTAATCCAGCATCATTTAAATCAGCAATTACGTCTGACATAACAATTACTCGATTATCAATTGATGTAACTGCTTGACTATCACTGTTCCTAAAAAATAACGAAGTAAAGGCTCTACCGACACCTGCCGTAACTGCAATAGTGCTATCAGTATTCGATAATTGTATTTCGTCTTGTATCTCATCTTTTGTTGCAAAAAGATTTGAAACATTAGCAGCTAAAATATCTGTATGTACCTCGGATACAGTTATCGGATAATGATGACTACCTTCACGTATTCCTAACATTCCTGTAATACCATTGCCCTGATCGACAATAATAATTGTGCTTCCTGTTGTTGCAAGACGCAAATATCCATTATGACTTGTTGCTGTTACATTTGTAACTGCGGCAGTAATATTAGCAATAATACCACCTGCAACACCACCAGTACCAGCAGTTGTAAGAGTGTCACCAACAACAAAATTTATAGTCGTTCCATCAATTGTAATCGAACCTGCACTTGTAATTGATGGCTCAATTTCACTTCCTATTAATGTAAACGGACCAGCAGGTACTGAACTAAAAATAACTTCAGTTCCATTAATAAAAATACTATCATCCTTTTGAATATTATCTGCGGCAGAACAACCAACTACCATTAAAGGTTCATTTTCTATTGTTGATGAGAAGCTACTTAATGTAACAGTTTGCCCAGCTCCTCCATCAAGAGAAATAACAACAGTATCGTCGATTTTAACAGAAATATCTGTTATATTACCAACAACAGTTGGAATATTTTCATCAATAACACTAATTTCTGTTTTTCCTGTATCTAACAATACTGCTTTATAAACTTGAAAATTAGTTTCAATTAATTTACATACAGAAAACTCATTATTATTCCATTGTGCTATTTGAGCCATAGCACCTTTTGCTGGTTCAGTACTATAGCGTTGAGATGTATTTAATGCAGCTAATCCTGCATTATCAAATACTTTAAATGTAATATCATCGTCATGCACATAACCGGCGGTTGGTAACCAATTAAACGTATCGCGATAGCCGAAACTTAATTTCGGCCAAACATTTGTCTTAGCCATTTTTGGCTTTTGAAACCATCGATTATCATTATTATAATTAATTTGAATTACATCATCATATATAACATCAACTGAATTATCCTCATAAGTAAATTCTATTAAAGGATTCTTTACCCTAACATCACCCGACCGGATCTTAACTTCATTATCTGTTGTAGTTCCTAGCGCACCAAATTCACCAACCTTAAATGCAAATTCCTCAAAGAAAGAGATACTATCATTATTAAGTTTATTACTTCTTAACAATTTATCAATTGCTCCGCTTGTTCCTTTTTGTTGTAACATACCTTTATAAAAATCAAACGAAATATTTGAATCTTCTGTAATATTATCTAAGTAATCTCTCTTCTGATAACCAATTAAATGTCGAGCACTATCTACTTGTGCAGTTGACGTTGCAGTATTATACACATTATGAAACTTACGATAATTATTTGCAGTTGATTCAAAGTTTGGAATAATTGTATCATCCTTAACAATATAACCATCAGCATTAACAGCACCAGTCCAATCGGCTGTCTTTGTTATATTAAGTTTTAATCTATCTTGACGTAATCTTAACAAAGGATCATAAATTAAATCATTGAAACTAGTTGTATTATCAAAAACAATAGCATGTTCTGATTTAAATGTGTTAACCTTAAAACCATAAATTCCTATACCTGAGACACTTGTAATAATAAAATAATCTGCTTCTCTACTAATAGTTAAATCAGTAAAAGGAATCAAGTTACCATTTTTATTCAAAATAGAATATGTATTATTAATAACATCTTTAACATTTGAAATACGTCCAATAGAAGTAGTAGATAATTTAATTCGACTTGCTGACGGACTTAATGTAATAAACGAACCAACATCCCATGCTGTCATACTTGCCCAAAATACAAATTCTTTTCCAGCATGTGTCCAATCTAGCATAGAATTTAAATCATAATCATAATTATCAAACACAAAACCGACTGCTAGAAGATATCGTTCATACGAGATAAGAAAATCATAAATTTCGTCAATACTTGCAAATTCTTGCCCATATGGTACTTCAGTTACAACATCATAATGAGAAATATATCGAGTAACTCGAACACCTTCTACTTCAATAACAGTACTTTCACCCGTATTAACACTTGGTAAAATATAGAATGATTGATTAAATGAATCATATCCACTAACACTAAATCCAGATTCAGTAATAGTAACAATAACGCCACTATAAACTCTCAATCCTTCACTAGCACCGTCATGGAGACGAACTGTCTTATTTTCTTCTGGAACAAAAATACTATCGCTTGTACGAGTAGTACTATAAGTATCAGCAATAACCTTAAAGTTGTTACTGATAAAACCGCCTGCTTTATATCCAAGAGAAACTCCAACAGTTTTAAAAATATCATTCATTACAAATTTGTAATCCCTACCTGAACCTACAAATAAATTATAAAGCCATTGCTGGTATCCATATACATAATCCGAACTGGTTTCTTGATGAAATCTAAAATCTTTAACTTGTTTTCTTTTCTTAGTATCATTAAAAACAAATTGTTCTTTTTGTGCTTTTGATCTATCTACATTATATGTGTCCCAGTTCTTAACAGCAAACTCTGCAGGACGACACAAAAATGCTAATTTACTCATTATAAATGGCCAAACAGAATCAATTCTTGCTCCATATTCTGCTGGAGTTATATCACCAAACACCCACGGATCGCCTCTTTCGGTGCCATGTGGAGCCGAATACACACCACCAGAAATAAGTGTTGTTGGATCGCCGAAAATTCCGGCCGCAACTGGGTCAAGCAAAGCACCCAAATCATCGACTGGAATAAAATTACTTAAACCAATTCGTTTGAATGAATTATCAATTAAGTAACTACTATCTGTATAATTTGCACGAACACCATGACGAATAATACCATTCTCTAAATCACTCCAAAGATGTGTATTAGTCTTAACTGTTGCTCCATATTCATTATCCCACCATGAAGGTTTATCAGTAAATCCAAGCATTTCCCATACATGAGTGTGGGGGCGCACAGTATCATAAAAATGTAAATAAACTCCTCGCCAACTACCAGGCACTAGCTTACCATCACGATCTAACTGCGATGAATAGTTCCAAGTAAACGGGAGACTTTCATCAAATGTACGATGTGTTAAAAGATCTACTTCATGTTCTTTTGCCCAACGCTGGACAATTGGCTCTAACATATTATTATATTCATCTGTAATATAATCAATATCTCTAAACTTGCCTGGTGTAAATTGATAATGATTCAACTGTGGCAAATAATCATTAGTAAACTTATCAGGAATTGCATTATAAATTCTCTTTTCAAGTTCTAATAATACATCGTCTCGATAATCATTATATCTCAATGTCCGAGAACCATCATGCCCAACAATAAAATCTTGACTACCATCAACATAAGTGTTGTCAGTCTCAAATTTTGGAACCCATACAGAATACATTCCTAGCATACTTGGTGTTGCAGGAACAAATGCATTTTGTATATTCTCAAAAATACGAACCTCAATTTTCTCATTGCGTAACAAAGGTTGAATAAAAATAACCCGTGTAACTTGGTTACCGACTTCATCAATATGTGTTTCAAATGTATAATCAACATTCTTTGTTAATAATGTATGATATTTTCCAGCTTCTCTTTCTGCTGGAGTTGTACGATAAATGTAAAGTATTTTTTCCTTGTTTACTATTTCAGTAACTGAAAGTAAAATATTTAAATTAATATACCCAACATCATAATTTGGATAGTAAACTGTTTCAACATAGTTAGTACTATAACCAACTGCTTTAGTATCATTAAAAACTTTTAATTCACTGCGTCGAAGATACAACGCTTCTAATATATGATCAACAAAAGCACTAATTTCATCAATTGGTTCTTGTATTGACAAAGTCTCAGCTTGCTGAATAAACCTGCTCTTAAAGCCAGCATATTCATTCTGTCCATATCGAATACTTTCAGTAACATTAAAAATTTCTTTATTCGAAAGCAAATACATTAAAGGAAGTAATGTACTTTCATGCTGTAAAATCCTCAAACCACGACTTCTATCTTGCTTTGTATCACGATAATTGTTTGTGCCTATAGCATTACCAATAACTCCGGGCTGATTTTCAATAATAGATTTAAAATGCTCAAGAAGTTCACTTGCTGTTGCACTAACAAGATCTAAATTATCAGGGTTTGCTTCTAAATTGTTCGGAACTTCAAAATAAGCTTCATCATTTAAGTTAATCAAATCTGCTGTAAGCGATTTTACTTCAATAACTTGATTTGCCGTTATTGGTTTATTAGTCGAAAATGTTAATGTTTTCTCAGTAATACTATAATCTTTAGGAGTACCTGTTGTAGATTGTGTTGCTCTAACACCATCTACTGTAACAACAACATCAGCAGGACTATTTGTTAATGGTAAAACACTTAAAACATGATCTTGTGCACCATCAGTTTCAGGAATAAATCGATCTACAACTCGTTGCTTACTAAAAACATTTGTTGGATTCCATCCATTATTATAAGAAGAAATTAACTTATCTTTAGGTGGAAGAGTTGCCGATGCAGTTGAATCAATACTATAATGATGAGCATACTTATAACCAAGAACAATATCAGTTGAATTATATGTAATAACATCTTCAAAATTATTAGAAAAAACTATATCCGCAGTCTGCCCAAATTCTTTATATTCAAGTGGCTTTCCAATAAAAGCATCATTTGTTCCAATTGATTCTTTATAACTGAACAACGGACTGCCAACAAATATACTATCAGGATATAAACCACTATCATCAACTTTCACTATTTCATTATCATACAATTGAAACAATGGTTCATCATTTTGTTTAGCTTTTAACTGACTTAAATTCCAATCACTACCATCCCAATGTAATTCTTTACCTTCATATATTGCTCCGGCCTTAGCAAAAACTTTTTGTCCGACCATTACTTCTTTATTAACAGATAAAGTACAAACTCCTGAACTCATTGTAACTTCGTAAACTACACCCAAGCTTTCAGCACCTGTCTGTAATGAAACATCCCAATCACCTGATGTTCCTGCAGGCATATCTAAATATGGTCCGGGCGAAGTTTGCTGACTTGTAGGATGAGAACCTGGATCCCATTCTGTTCCATCCCATGGATTGAACTTTAACAAGTCTACATTTAAAAATATTACTAAATTACCAGTAACTAATGTGTGCTCATCAATAACAGGATCAGTAGCTAAATGAATTTCATCGTATGTTTTATTACTAACTACAGTTGTATACCCTATACCTTCAAGCCCATAATCATATAACTCTAAATCATTACTAAATTCTACAATAGGCCTTTTTGCCTGCCGTAAATTATTTAAAGAAAACGTTTCATTAAAAGTTGCAATTGTTACATCCCACGGAGTTGAATCATACAAAGCATTATCCCACATCTCGGATGTTTCTGTTGTATAACTTTTTCCAGTTGCTTTACCAGTTGCCCTTAAAAGAACATCTTTATGAAACCATCGATTAGTACGACTCCATGGATTTTGATTCGCGGCACCTCGTTTAATTGTTACATAATCTATTCGATCTTCTAATTCAGTACCTTCTGTTGTAATTGTAGCATCCCATACTACTTCATCCCAAAAATCATAATCCCACATGTGTGGGGAATCCTTTGACGAAATTACATATGGAAGAACTGGATCCAAATCATTACTAGTAAGTTCTAGTAACTGAATACTAGTACCTACTCCTTCGACAATATATTCTTTATTAACATAAGTCGATGGCGTAATATTAGAACCACTAAATTCAATTTTTAATCCATTAGTAAGTTCGACACCATTTACTGATGTAAAAGATACTTGTCCAATAATGTCTGTGCTAACGTTAAGAGGATTTGTAGGTGTTGCTGTAACATTAATTTTAACTGGGCCGTCATCATACCAATAATAATTTTCATAATTAAGAAATTTGTCAATATCAATTGGTGGTGCCCACGAATATGCTTTTGATTTAAACAATCTATCATGATTAAAGATATTACTACCTTCAATCGATAACTGTCGAAGTACATCATCATAAAAGAATGTATTAACAATTGATGCTGTATCTGTTTCTTTAACGGTAAGTATTGGCTCAAGTTGATAGTTTTGTCGTGCTAAATCAACCTCAGGAAAATAAAAATCCTTTACTGGATTAAACATTCCTCCATTTTTTTGTCCTACATAACCTAACGACTTAACTGCACTGTCTTTAGTAAACCATTGGTCTATTGTAGCCCTAAAAAATTTATTAAGGACTTCTGTTTGGTGAGTTAAAGGTAATTTTTTAAATACGCGATCATTCATTGTCATTTAACTTTTAAATTCTGCTCAGTAAATCCTTTAACTACTTCAACATCACTAACTTGTGCAGTACTTAAAAATAATTCGTCAGGGTCTGCTTTTACTTGAAACAGATTACCAAAATTACTCTCTGTTTGTGTTGGCACAACTACTATACTACTTAGATGTGTTGGCATAGTTTGATGTATATAAGCAGCTAACTCAGTATAATAAAAACTTTCTCCCATATCCCAATTAGCAATATTAAAGAAATCATTTACTGCTTGGACAACTAGGCTTCGTAGTTCATTATCACTTAAATTACTACCTACCATTTTAACAATTTTAAAATTTGCTCGAAGTTCTGGTATAGCATTAGAACCAAATAATATTTTAAATCTCACTGGACGATAAATAATCTCATCACTAATACTCTTAAAATCATTCAAATCAGCTAATAAAATTGCTAATTCTGAACTTGATGGTGTTTCTGGGAACTCTGTTATATCTTTATTGTTTGATTTCCATGACACAACATTATTATAGTATGCTAATGTTAAAACAAAAACATCAATTAAATTTGTAATACTCGGATCAATACGTTGATCAACTGGTGCATAATGCTTCCATTGGAAGAATATATTTTCTTCAGTCTGTGCTGTAACAGTTTCGTCTGCAGAATTAATGATAGGTGTTTGATAACCACTTCGTCCTATAAAAGCACTAAATTTCTTATCACCATCTGCATTGTTATTACTCAATGTTGTTGCAATATAACTACTTCCTAATAACGAGATCTTCTTAAAAACTTCTAAATCACTTCTATAAATATATTTTCCGTTGTAATCTGCACCACTAACGAGAATAATATTTTCTTCTAACTGATTAACTGCCTGTAGCACATCCTTACTGAGTTTGTAATAAACATATCCGTCAAAATCAGTAAATGTTTCTTGGAATATATAACGAGTCGTATCAACAAAACGATCAAAACTTAATGGATCATCAGGGGTACCATCATTATTACTGTCAACGAAAGTAATTAATGCTTTGCGTGGATCTTGATATCCATCTTCATATGTCAAAAGGTCTGATAAATTAAACTTAATATCACTTTCAAGACTCTTATTTGTTCTTAAAATCGGAGCTCCAGTAGCATTAACTCCACCGGATCCAGTTGGTGTTGAAAATACAACTGACGTAGCATCAGTGTAACCTTGCCCTGCATCAGACATTTCAACATTACTCACAAATCCCTGTACAGCTAATGTTGTTGCACCAACACCTCCAGCTGTCGTTGCGTATGTAAGTACTGGTTGCCCACTGTATCCAAAACCTGTGTCAGTAATATCAATAGACATAATCTCACCACTTGCGCCAATAATAACCGCCGCACTAGCATCTGCTACTGTATAACCTACTCCACCATTGTCTACTGTAACTCCTGTTACATTACCACCGACACTAACTATAGCAGTACCTGTTGCGGTTACTGCTATAACACCAGCTGGTGGATTAGAAGGTACAGGAAATGTTACTGCTGGTGGACTTGACGAATTATAACTTTCACCACTTGCAATAATCGTAACAGTAGAAACACTACTTGAAAGAACTGATGTTCCTATCGCTCTGTCTGCTTCAAGTGTAGTTGATGATAAATCAATTGTTACAGTTGGTTCTACAGTATATCCAGATCCTGGATTATCAATATTAATTGCAGTTACTTTACCATTAACAGCAGAACTTACTGTTGCATCTGCTCCTGTACCACAAGTACCTGTTCGAGAACCAAGTGTAATAATTGGTGCTGTTTGATATCCATCACCTACATTTGTTACTTCTACTTCCTTTACTTTATAATTCAAACTAACTGTTAACTGATTATCTCCAGTTCCTGTTATTGTTGTAGTTGGACAAGCAATTGGCCCATCTAATCCAAGTGCTTCAGTATAATCACCACCTGTTAACACTGTACCAGTTAACACTACACCCGAATTAACAGTTGCAACTGTAAAAGTACAGTGACTAGTAGTAGTACTGGTTCCATTAAGTCGAATTTGATCTCCAATATTATAACCACTACCACCGTTAACTACCGTTATGGGTTCACAACTAGTCGATGCTGTTGAGTCGTCTCCAACTTCCATATGTACTACACCAGCTGCTTGTATTTGATTTCCAAATAAGTCTCCGCCTGAAATTATTACCTTACCTGTTGCTGTTGCTGTTGCTAAAAATGTTAATGTTAATTGATTCCCATCAATAAAATTAATTGTCGGAAAATCATAATTTCCTTTAATATTATAATATAAAGATGGGGTAGCAGCTGTATCATAAATTGCTGAATTAATTTCACTACCTAATACTGCAACATCAACATTTAAATCTTGTTTACCTAAATTATGAGTAATAGTAGCTTGCCATACACCGGTTGACACTTCTGATGTAGTAAATGTACCAGTATATGCACTACCTACTGTACCACTTTCACCAAATTTATTTGTTGCTACAATATATCCAGAAGCTAAAACACCAGACGGAAACCTAACTGTACAAACAGTTTCACTTGAATATTCAATTAATGGATAAGAAAGCCCACCTTGTGCAGCGTTATCATTATCATATATGACTTCAACAGTGACAAGCCCATCAGTACCAGTTAACCCATGATTAAAAACCCATTCGTTTGCTGACGAATGTAATGGGCTAATAAACTGTGATTTAATAATATCCATAAAACCGGTTTGTGAACCAACAACTGCTGGCCACACAACACGAAGTGTGTTAGCATCTAAATACGTAACTGTTGGTGCATCATAAACAGTATTCACAACATTGTGACTAGTGTTTATAATTTCAAAATTAACAAACTTTTGACCTAATCCATGAGCAACTGTCCATACTTGCCCAGAAAAACCCGGAGGCGAGATATACAATGATGGTATATTTTGATAACCACCTCCTGCATAAGTCGGAGCTACCAACGATGTTCCTGATACCTGTGATGATACAATTGCTGTTGCTGTTGCAGTAATACCACTAGGCGGAGCCGAAAGTGTAACACTTGGTGTTGCTGTATATCCTGATCCGCCCTGAACTAGATGTGTTCCATCTGTTGTAAGTACTATTGTACCAACCGATCCTGTTGTTATATTAAGTGTTCCTGTTGCCGCGTCGGACAAATTAGCTCGTAACTGCACCGATCGGCCAGTTGATGATAACACACCCAAATTATTAATAACAATTTCTGTTTGTTTTCCGTCAGCATCTACAACATTACTATCTAAATAATTAATGCCAGAAGTTGTTGGTTGATAACCAGAACCACCTGTTCCACCAATTATAGTATTCCATGATAGCGATGCTACTCCTTCTGCTGGTTCAACTTCACCAGGAAAATTAAAAGTAACTGTTGGAGCAGTAATATATCCATATCCTGGACTTGTTACAGCAACTCGTTCAATCTCTGCTCTCTTATCTAAGTTAACTTTTAATATAGTAATAGAATCTTTCTGCGCTTGGCCCGTTTTTATATCAATAGTTTTAAATGCATTATTAAAATAGAACCGAACTTCTTCTTCACTTTCAAAAACATATCGCAAACCTCTTGTAGTAATAACATAACTTGCGTCTGTTGTATCCGTTGCTTCATTATATTCTGCTTTAATAATCCAACTATTATCTTTATTTGAACTAGTATTATCTTTTTGGTTTGATAAACTAAAATTAGTCGATGTTAAATCTAAATTATTTGGTGCAATAACATAAAACCCACCTAACTTATAATCGAAACCAATACCGAACGTATTCTTTAAATTAAGTTGTGTATATATTTCTGTCTTTTCTGCGGTATTGAATAATCTTTTAAATCGAGGATAAAATCTAGCCAGAGTATAACCTCTAGGAATCTCAACATTTAATTCTACCGGGCCAGTAGCTAATCCAATCGGATCACCATTGTTTATAATATTCTCAGCAGTAGCAAATTTAATAATTTCTCCAGTTGGATCCTTAAATTCTAACAAACATTTCTCAATAAGATAAGCATATTTTCCTGTTGCAACTGCTCCAATTGAAATTGAATTTGCACTAACAGCATCTGCCCCATTTAATATAAGATATCCTTTATTTGATTGTTTTGCATCTGGCATTGTAACCCATTCAAGTTCTTCAGATGCTATTAATTTCCATGCAGCGTTTCCATCAACAATTTGAACTTCTTTTCGATACATATCATAATAAAAATTTGTTAATTCATCTAAACTCAACTGAGGTTGAATATAATTCATAATAATAGTATTTGGTGTTAATGATGATGTTAACTTAAAAGTTGTTTGATTATTTTGCTCATCTTTAAAAATAATACCATCTTCTGCAAAAACATTTAAATTCTGTAAAGTTCCAGTTGGATCATTGATATCAATATATCTACTATGTCCTGCATGAGTACGATTAAGTGACTTTATTTTAACAATATTTGCATTCTTAAATGCAGGATAGATATTATAATCCTCTCCTGTAATCATTCGATCTTGAGTATAAAATACTTGCGAAGCATTTGTTTTAATTTCAGCATTTGTTTCTGCTGGTGCATTATTACTAATATTTGATTCAAGCTGTAATGCCACACTTAATGTTTGTTTAATAGAATTCTTATCGAGATAAGAAACTTGTATACTTTGTGTTCCAATATGCTCAGGTTTAACATTTACAGATACACTGTGACTCTGCCTATACCACACACGAAGGGTTCCATACGGTACATCTCCAAATTCACCATCAGCAAAATTTAAACTAATAGTTCCTTCGGTATCAGAATTAACTGCAAAAATCTTTCTAGTACCTCTTGCAATACTATTATAAACAACATTATGTCCTGAAACTGCTGGAACTTTTTCCCAGGTATCTAATACAGTACCGGCCGAATTAATTGTTTGCACCCATACATCAAGATTATTAATATTCTCTTGTGCTATATTAATTTCCCTATTAGGAAGCGGCACTTGAATATCAAAATCTTCAAATTTCAACTGACCTTGTTTAACATATGTAAAAAATCCAGTATTATTACTACTGTTTCCTAGTCCATCATTTAAGTAAACAATACCAAAAGAACTATCTGGGTTAGGTTCAACTTCTTTAAAAAATAATCCATCATCAAATGTAACATTAACTACTTCAAAAGGAACACTTACACTATTCACATTTGCCTGGATCGGGTATACAATCTTTACACTTTTTACATTGTTAAAATGATATAACTCTGTATCGACACCACTTATTGTTCCTTTCGCAACAGGAGTTCCAAATGAATTTTGATTAATAAATGCCGCATTTAAAACTAAAAGAATTTGCTCTAAATAATCTGCATTATTCACATCATTCCATATAAGTGTCTGATTAGATATATCCTTTCCGTTACTATCAAAAATCTCTTCTGTAGTTCGGATTGAATATAATTTAAGAAGACCAGCGCCTGGGAGATTTCTTTTAGGCACATAATTTAACATCTTTGCTAATCGCAAAATGCTTTCGTCTCTTTCAGCAGTATCAAGAAAATTTTCTCTTGTATTTAAGTCCTGCCTAAAAGCAATTGTTTGCCCCATATACGCGAGTAATTCAATGATTGCAATAAATTCACTGCTCTCAATAAAATCATTAAACTCCTCAGGAAAATTACGAACTAGATACTCAACCATTGACTGCTTAATAGTATCAAAATCATATGCAGTAAAATTAATCTCACTAAAAGATCTATAAATTGTTCTAAAATCTTCAGCGGCAAATAAATTACTATGTCGTTGTGCTTGTGCCATTTAAATTATTCCTGTCCTTCCGTATTAAATTGTACAGCCATTTCATACGTTATCCCATCTGGTAAGTATAATAACTGAATCTCAATGAGAAGTGCTTGTTCAATTTCAGTTACTTTTATATCAGAAGATTTAACTCGAGGATCTAACTGAACAATACGTGTAACATCATCGATAATTAATTTCTTAACTCTTGCATCCATTGGCTCCATTAACAAATCATAGATAATAGTACCAAACTCAGGAACCATTACACGTTCACCTTTTCGAGTACCAAAATGGTTCATCAAATCAACTTTTACTAGTTCAATATCCGTTACTGTGTAAGGTGGTTTAAACTTATCAGTTGTACTAAATCCTACAAAGTGTAATGCTTCGACCATTCTAATATACCGTTTTAATTATTTATCGAGAAAAATTCTAAAGGGTTATTATTAAATTACGAATTACTCACTCTCTCCCTTCATCAATAACCATAGTACTTTGATACTTTCCAGTTATGTTATTAGGCACTAAACTAGTTTTAAACTTTGATACACTCTGAGACAAAATAGAAACATTCTGCGAAGACTTTACTAATTTTTTATTTGCAACAGTAGTTGGTTGTGAAAATAATCGTGCTTCTTCAATACGTCTTTTATGCAAACCTTTGTGAAACTTCTTTATAGGAACTTGCTTCTTTACACCATTAACAACCTTTTCTTCAACTGTATTTAATTTGTTATAACGCATAAATTCATGAGTAACATTTGACATATTATTACCGTTAAGTTCTTTTAAAAGCTTACTTTTCTTAAATTCTGCAGGACCAATATTTCGTGTAAGGCTTACTAATGAATCAACTTGATTTTGATTAACTGGAACTGTAACATTCGTTCTAACAGTATCAACTGCTTCTTCCATATCTCGATTAAATAATTCCATTGCTTTAGATTTTGTAATATTATTATAATTTTCACCAGAAAAAGTAATATTACTCATTGCTTTATGCATCCTAGCAACAGTTCCTCTTAATCCTCTTGTAACCCCTAACAACTTTGTATGGGTTATTCCTTGATACGAAACTACTTCTGGTGGATTTAAAATAGCTTCACCTGTTTGTTCAAAGCCAGCAGTTGATCCAACTGTAATCTCATCAACATGTGACGATATATCTGTCATTATAGTTGTTACTACCGATTCCTTTTTTAACTTATGTCCATATCCAACTACATCATTACCATGGACATCTTTATGCTGATGTGAGTTAAATCCTTCAAACTTTTTAATCATATCAACACCTTTACCACCTAATTGTGCATTAGCAGCTGCTTGTGCAGTTGTCTCACCTACTTTCTTATAAACTGGATTACCTTGTTCGTCATATCCAGTACTGGCATATTGTCCTGGTTTCATTCCAGTACGAGGCACACCATCAACTGGATGCGCTGCTACAGCATTAGGACTTACACTTCCGGGCCTAACTGGAACATCGAGAGGATCAGCTGGGATTGGTTCCTGTTCGGGAGTTATAGCACCAACTGCATCATTTGTTCCTGTAGTTATTACATCTATATGGTATTCTGTTCCTTGTCCCGGTCCAATAATTCCTCCCCATGGTTCCATAGTTGGATATCGAGTTACTCGTATCGGATCTGTTGGTTCAAGCTCTGGGCCAACACAACTTTCATATGCTAAAACATCAATCCATTCTGTTAACTCTGGTAACACAGGAGGTTCTGCAGGATTTGCAGGAAATGCTTCATTTGCTATTAACGCTGCATCTGCAGGATGTGCTGGACTCACACTTGTACTACCGGGAGAAAGAGTACCGTAAATATTATTAATATATGCTGTTCCATTATGCAACACTCCATCGATATGAAAATCTGGAGCAGAGCCTCTAATCCCAGCACTTGCTCGTGTAAAATGATAACCAGATATTGCTTCATTATGAATACTACCTAAAGCCTTAACATGAACACTGTTATCTGCAGATTCAATATGCACTGCCTGATTGGCTCGTACATCTACACCTACATCAGCATTATTAACATAACTTCCTTTAGTTTTAATATGGGTGTCTTGTGCAACAGTTAAGTCATAATATCCACCATCTAATAAATGATCAACATTACCTGCTTTGAGCCATCTGGTGTAATCACCAGCATCTAATGTATGTTGTACATCACCGCCTTTTAAGTGTCTATAGTAATCACCCTCATCAAGAAGATTATGAAAATCTCCTTTAATAAGTCGTCTAAAAACATTACCCTTATCTATTTGCCCATGTATTTCGCCTTCAGGTAACCAGTAAACAATTGAACCGTCCGGCACTGGAGTTTTTAATCCTTCAATTTTTTCATAATCAAATGTTTTCTTAATATCTTTATGTGCTGTTGGTGCCTTTGAAACATAATTTGCTGGCATATGTAAGTTTATATCTCGACCAATATCAAGATTTAAATCTCTATCAACTCGAAGATTTAAATCTTCATTTGTTCTTAAACTTATAGTGTTATTACTAAACAATTCAATATTTCCAGCTTGATCAAGTTCAACCCATGCTGAGGCATTTTTATTACAAATATAAACAAATCCACCACTATCATGAATAAGAATTTGAGCACCACCTCTAGTTCGTAATCTAATAAGTCTGTTCTCACCGTTTATATCACCATCATCCATAACAAATTGATGGCCGCCTGCTCTTTTAAACGTTTCGTTTACGGAAGCTGCTTCTTCATCAATTGGACCAGGTGTACTCATACCATATACATGACTGGGTGTTTCTCGTTGAGCAGAACTTGTTGTCCACCCGCGGTAGGGATCTTCTAACTGTGCTGTTTGTCCTAATCGTTCTAATTGTCTCTTATGATATGGTCTAACTGGAGGGATTAATGGTGTCGTAATTCCATGATCAAATTTATTATATTCCGAAGTTGGCATCTGCGGATAATATGCACAACCATTATGTTTATCATATGCAGCTAATCCAGGAACAGCAAAATTCATATAACTATCATACAACACGCCTATCCAAATTCCACGTTGCTCTTCACCATTAATAAACATTACAAGAACTTTATTACCAATATCTGGTGGTACTGCCCAAAAACCATAACTTGTAGGAGTAAAATCATAATCACTATGACCCCTATCCCAATGCCTTTCCATTCCAGGCGTTGATCCACCAAATGGCGCACAGTAACTAACAGTTTTCCAGATTCTAGGATTATCTTCTTCTCCACCCCAATCTGGTAACCAAACACTAAGACGACCCATATGTTGTACATCTTGTGTATTTTTCACATGGCCAATATAAACACCGTAATGACGTTTCTTACTTGCAACATCATCAGTATAATGCCCTGCTGTTTCTTTTAAACGTCTGAACGATGGTCTATCAGTTTTTTTTATTCCTTCTACCATTACTTTTATTCACCCATATGCAGTGTCTCTGCTTCATCAATTTCTCTATTATGTGCATCCATTGCCTCTCTGAACTTTTTAGGTTCTGAAAGAACTAGATTTAAATCAATTGTCGGATCACGAACACAATTTAATGTTTGGTTAAACTCTCCGCCTTGAAACGAATTTTTTACCGTTATAACACAATATACTCCGTTTAATGAATTTCTATCATTAATAGTCATAAGCCCTGTATTTGGCTCCCATTGCTCACCTTGGTCAGCAATTAATATCATATAAGATTCTTTCTTATTTGGTGAAATACTTGTATCAGCATTATCTCCTGGAGAATTTGGAATCCACCATGAGTCTCCTCGTATTTCTAATTCAAGTGAAATCATATCACCACTAGCAGCTTGTTGATAAATTTCTGCTATAATATTACGACCTCGATCATATTCATCCCTAAGACCGTCTTGCATTGTCTTTGCTAATCGAGTATCAGTATATGCAACCGGAAATAACACTGACTTAAACTTATCACCTGCTAAATCTAAATCATTTAAATATACTTGACCAGTATATTGTTTTGTAGCACCTCGTTGATATGAAATTGGTACGTTATATTGTACAAAATATTTACCGTCTGCTGTTATTGATACTTCAGTCGGGGGCATCCACTCTTCTGTAAGATCACCAGTCTGGTTAAGCATTGCTAGAATTTTCTTTTTAGCCTCTAAACTATCTTCTTTTGATTTAGCAATCTCGGCTTCGTTTTTAGCTTGCAGTGCTCGATTTTTTTGGGCAGCTCGAAGAGCAACTGCTTTATCTATTCCACCGGTGTTTGTCATTCTCTCTTCTGCTTTTTTGGCTTTGGATACAGCCATTAAATTTTCAGATTGCTTTTCAGTTCTTAAATCATGATTTTCTCGTAATTCATTAACCCAAACAGACCCTTTATGAACATCGTCTTTTGCGTTTGTTCCATGGTCCCTTTTATATGAATCAACTAGTTTTGAATACAAACCTTTTGCTACAAACCATGCATTATCAAATTTAAAATCAACACCCTTTACTTCAGTATTCAGCCCTGTATAATAATAATGATACGCCTTCTTAACCATATCAAAACCTAATAAACCATGCAAACGATCCATACTTGTTACTTTATCCTGTTGTGTATTTGTCTCAGAATAAGAAAAACGAGGATTTAAATTCTTATGTACTCTATAAATTCTTTTTGCCGCATACCTCCGCCTATTCGGATCATACCCAAGCAATTCGGTTTCACTATCAATCTTAATAAAATATCGTTCGACATTTGCTGGATTAACAGTTGGCTTCACTTGCTGTGCATCGTCTCCTTCAGGTGCTGGGACATCTGATATAAGACGTTGAAACTCAACCGTCCCTGCAATTATATTACGAATTATTGTCGGAATATCCGTACCAGCTTTAAAAGTAGCAGTTTGTTCTATTTTTGATTCTTGATCATGTTTCTGTGATATTTCTGCTATCTTAGTAGAAGTATCTGTAGTCTGTTCATCGTTCGGTTCACGAGCATTACCAATTTTAGATTCTAATTTTGTTACTTCATAATAATTTGGTAAAGCTCTAACTGATGACAAATATTCTTGAAGCCCTATAACTAATGGCAGTTCGCCCATGTCTCCTTCTAACTCTATAGCATAAACATCAGGTACTAATACAGTATCAGATGCTTTAGTTTGTTGACGTGACATTTCAAAACAAACCATAGCCAAAATTTCTCCAACTTTTTTTCCGCCAACTTTTACATCTTCTTGTAATGATCCAATTATTGAATTAAAATTATGCTCACTATACGATATTGCTTCAATGCTATATGTTGAACCACTTTCATCATATGTTTGCTGTATAGCCATAAACCGTAATGCTAAACATCGACTAACGCCAAGATCTGTTACCGGGGCACTTGTTACATCATCTCTTGCCTTCCACTCAATTAACATAAAAATTGGAATATCATGTTGATTAGTTGTTTCAAGTGCTATAGCAGCTTTTAAAATGTTATCAATTAAATCAGCTTGAAATGGACTTCTAATAACTAAATCAACATTAGTTGCTGTAACCGATGATGTTGATCTTGGACTTAAAGCAAGAACACTTTCAAATTCGACACTTTCTATATAATACTCATCTGTCCCTGCACTCTGAGCAACTATAACAGATCCTGCATTTTCAACATCTTTAATTGATTTAATATCTGCTAATATCTTACCCAATCGTTGACCAATAAGTTTACCTTCAGGCAACATGAATAAAGTTATATTATATGCAGTTGATACAAATCCTTTATCCCCTTGAATATATAATTCATTTGGCATGATTTTATTATCCAACGCATCTTGTATCTCAACCCAACTTGTTCTTTCTCGTCGTTTTCCAGATCCCCGGTTTGGTTGAGCTTTAAACCTATTAATATTAATTACTGCACTGGCATCATTCATATTTTCACTGCCATGTTTTCGGGTTTGCCTTCTTTCTTCAGCTGCTTTGCCCTCTGGCGAATTTAACCAGGCTTGGTAATCCAGTAGTTGCTGAGAGGCTTCACTAACTCGATGTGTTCTTTCATCTGTTAAAGCTGTATCTCGTTCCCTGGCAGCAATTTGTTCTGGTGTTAACTCCTTAACATCAGTACCTGTTTTATCAGCGGCTTTAGCTCCTTCAGTTTCTGTATTAGGCTTGTTAACTCTGCTGAGGTTACCTCGTCCGAGTTTGTCACCAAGACCGACTCCTATACCTTCTCCCAGGCCTACACTGTTCGTAATTATATTTCTAGTAGAGATACCTCCAGTGGACTCAGGAACTGGAGTATCGGTTTTTGTATTTACAACCTGAACCGACTGGTAAGCTTTAGCTCTTGCGGCAGCTCGATTGCGATAAGAATTAGCAGGGCGAGCCATTATAATAGACTCTTAAGGCCGGCTCTCGACGGCACAATTATAGATACCCCTGCTTTAAAGTCCTCAACCGGATCAATTAATATATTCTTATTTTTTATAGCAAACACCCACCAATAATTTGAGCTACCATACAACTCATGTGCCCATAAATCAGGGCGCCGATCATACCTTAAAGGAATTTCTTTAGTAGTATCGCCTTTCGTTCCAATAGTAACATCACCAGGCCATAGATCAAGATAAAACTCTCGAACACCTGTACCTGAATAAAAACTATCACTGCGATACGTTGATTTTTTTGGCATTATATATACCCCTTCTCAAGTAACCTTCCATTGACAAAATCTTCAAGAGTATGTTCAGTACGAGTTTGTCGGGTATTGTATTGCGGAAGCAAATCTAAAATAGCTTCGAACTTTATTGGAGCCAATATTTCTTTTAAATGTACATCATTGAAATTAACATAATCTTGATTAGAATCAAGGTTATATGTGTAATTGGTAATAACTACAGGAACATTTTGAAACCAACCATGACCAAGTGCATTAAAACTTAATACAGGTGGTGGAACTCCTCTATACGGATCGCTCTCTCCGAAACCCATTCTCATAGCGGATTTAAAAAAGTGATGAGCTCCCATTGCATACCTTGCTTCAGCTAATGTACCTGAAGTAAATGTTGCAGTACACGTAAAATTTTGCACACCATAATTTTTAAAAAACCTATACATAAAATTACTATGTGTCGGATGATGCTCTGCATAATTTGCAGTATGTGTTGCCATTACTACAGGCATATACGGAAATACAACACCGTTATCTGGTCTTAATGGAAGCATAGGCCCAGAATCATATCCAGGAAATATTACTCCCATATCAGTTAAGCAGGTAAGACTTGCTCTTAAATCACTTGTTGTTGCCATGTAAATTCATCCCTTTCCGAATTGCGTTAAACATTTCTTCACCACCCCTAAATCCACTTGGAAGTCCTTTCTTAAACGAGTTATAATCATCTTCGGTAGCAGCTACTCTCATCTTGCTTGCTGACATGCCTTCGGCACCTTCAGCATCCGGATCACGTTGCCCTGCACTTTTAACTTCAATTGAATCAAAATTATAATACCCATGTGGTTTATCTTCAACCCCATTGTAATCATTTAATAATCTTTCAAAATCTGCAACACGATCTGATCCTACAACTAATACGACATTTTTCCATCCTTCGTCATACAAATCCGTAACTATTTTTAAAAATGTACCAGCTAATTGAAATTTTACACCTGGGAACATTGTTTTTAAATACCCTAATTTTTGATCAGAGTGTAACGGATTTTTTTTCGGATCCTGAGATTGACTAACATAAACACGATAATTACTAGCACCTGCATTTTTTGCAGCGTCAACTAACTTCTCATGCCCAATTGTTGGTGGATTAAATCTACCGAACGTAAAGGCAATACTATCTTTATCTTCAAGTAATTCTTGTGCTCGCATAAATCATAAACTCTTTACTTTATTTATCGTTTAATTAAACCTCGATTTTACTTGACTTATTCATCAAAATCCTTTATAATTTTGTTATTGTATAGCATATCTTGTAGGGTAAATATTAATGAGGACAATAGGAATTTTTAATGGCAAAGAGAGTAAATTATTTAAACAACAAAGATATGTTAGCAGAAATACACAAATCAAAAACTAGTTTTTCTTATTACACTAACAAAAACTATACTGATTTTGATGTTATTGTACACAACATTAACGAAATTACTAATGAAATAATACAACTTGCAAGAGAAAGTCAAGCAAAACGTATGCGTGATGGCCTAATAGAAAAAGCAAAAAGTGAAGCAAAAGATGCTAAAGAAAAGAAAGCAATTAAAACATCAGAGATTGTAGTAGACCCAGCTTCAATTGAGTTAAAAGATTTAGTATTTAGAGTAATGGGGTTTGATCATATACCAGAGGATCCAGGAAGAAAACGTAATCCAAAAACAGTAGCAGATAGACATATTAAACTACCATTTCCTCCATTTAAACATTATGCTTATATTGATAAAAAATTAACAGAAGTTGGAAGAAGTCATTGGCGAAGAGGATTACAAAAAGGAAAATTTTCATTAACTCACGGAGAAGTAACTAACAAACTAGCATTAATGTATATAAAATTAGTCGAGCGATATAGCCAACGAAGCAATTGGCGCGGCTATACTTATGTAGATGAAATGCGAGGACAAGCATTATTACAACTATCACAAATTGGATTACAGTTTGACGAAAGCAAAAGTCAAAATCCATTTGCATACTATACTGCGGCAATTACTAACAGTTTTACTAGAATATTAAATGTTGAAAAAAGAAACCAAAATATACGAGACGATATGTTACAACACGCAGGCGCAATGCCTAGTTTTACAAGGCAAATGAAACATGAAGAAGAACAAAAGGCACTCCGGGCACAAAAACTAGCAGATGAAAAAGGCGAAGAAAAAGATACAACTGTTTGAAAAAGTAGCATGTTTTACTGATATACATTTTGGACTAAAAAATAATAGTCACTTACACAATCAAGACTGTTTAGACTTTGTTAAATGGTTCATTGAACTTGCACACGATAATGGATGCACAAAATGCATCTTTCTTGGTGACTGGCATCATCAGCGAGCAAGTATTAATGTCAGCACAATGAACTATACTTTAGAAGCATTAAGTTTGCTCAACGATGCATTTGAAAATGTATATTTTCTCAACGGCAATCATGACCTATATTACAGAGATAATCGAAACTTAAACAGTATTGAGTTTAACAAACTTCTTCAAAATTTTACACAAATCAATGAACCACTTGTTGAAGGTGATGTAGCACTTATTCCATGGCTTGTTGGCAACGAATGGAAAAAAATACAAAAAATTAAATGCAAATATATGTTTGGGCATTTTGAATTACCAAGTTTTTATATGAATGCTATGGTAAAAATGCCAGACCATGGTGGATTAAACGATGATCATTTTAGTCATCCAGAACTAGTGTTTAGTGGACACTTTCATACGCGACAAGTAAAAGGTAAAGTTGTTTATATAGGCAATGCATTTCCGCACAACTATGCAGATGCATGGGATGATGAAAGAGGTGCAATGATTTTAGGGTGGGGTGAGGAACCTAACTTTTTTGCATGGCCTGATCAACCAACATATAGGACACTACGATTAACTACACTGCTTAACGATCCTGAAAAGTATTTGCGTGAAAAAACACATGCGCGAATTCATTTAGATATTGATATTACATATGAGGAAGCAAATTTTCTTAAGGATCTATTTACTGAAACTTTTCTTTTACGAGAATTTTCATTACTGCCAGGGAAAGATACTGAACACGAAGAAGGCGATATTATTGGGCAGATTGAATTTAAAAGTGTAGATCAAATTGTTATTTCACATTTGCAAGATATACAAAGTGATACATTTGATCCAAGGGTATTAATAGCAATTTATAATTCTCTATAATGTTAAAAATTAAAGACATTACATTAAAAAACTTTATGAGTGTTGGCGCAGTAACACAAGGCGTTACATTTGATAAAGACGCACTAACATTAGTATTAGGTAATAATATTGATTTAGGTAGTGACGGCTCCAGAAACGGAACTGGTAAAACTACACTTGTCAATGCTATTAGTTACGCATTGTTCGGTGCGGCAATAACAAACATTAAACGCGACAATCTCATTAATAAAACCAATGGTAAGCAAATGGCTGTCGCTTTAACTTTCCAAAAAGACAATCACACATATAAAATCGAACGAAGCAGACGTCCTAATAAATTTAAATTCTATGTTGACAATAAAGAAGTAGACGAAGCTATTGACACAGCGCAGGGAGAAAACAGACATACACAAGAAGTAATCGAAGACATCATAAAAATGAGTCCAATATTGTTCAAGCATGTTGTTGCATTAAACACATATACTGAACCATTTTTAAATATGCGAGCACATGATCAACGAGAATTTATTGAGGAACTATTAGGTATTACTGAACTCAGTCGTAAAGCAGAAGTTTTAAAAGAACAAATTAAAGAAACTCGCGAGTCTATTACTGAAGAAGAATATAACATAAAGTCAATACAAGATGCTAATGAAAAAATCGACAAGCAAATACAACGAATTGAAAAACGAAGTGAGGACTGGGTTGAAGAACACAATAACAGTATTACAGCATTAGAAGAAGCATTAACAGAACTTGAAAAAATTGCTATTGTAAAAGAAATACAATATCACAAAGACTTAGAAATTTATAATCAAAAAACAAACGACTTGCATAGGTACAAGCGTGAAATGTCTTTGCAAAAACGACACCAGCAAAATTATCTCTCAGGAATAGATACAAACAGTGATAATTTAGAAACATCAAAAGATCACAAATGCTATGCATGTGGACAAGAAATACATGACCAACGGCACAACGAAATTATTAAAGAACTAACAAAGAAAATTGCAGAAGCACAAAAAAATTTAAATGAAACAAATACAGCAATTGCAGTTATAGAAAAACACATTGAGGAAATTGGAGATCCGGGCGACAAGCCAGAAACATTTTATAATAGTATTGACGATGCATATCATCATCAACAAAGTATTAGACAAACAAAAACTGAATTAGAAAACGAAGAACAAGAAGAGAACCCACACATTGAACAAATTAACGAATTACAATCAGGTGGACTACAGCAAATCAGTTATGATATACTTAACAAGTTTAACGACTTAAAGAATCATCAAGAGTTCTTACTTAAACTTCTCATTAACAAAGACAGTTTTATACGCAAAGGAATTATTGATCAAAACTTATCGTACCTTAATGCACGATTAGATCATTACTTAGTAAAAATGGGATTGCCACATGAAGTTAAATTCCTCAATGACTTGAATGTAGAAATAACGGAACTTGGAAGAGAACTTGACTTTGACAATTTAAGTAGAGGCGAACGCAACAGACTTATTTTAAGTTTAAGTTGGGCATTTAGAGATGTGTTTGAAAACTTACATTCACCAATTAACTTAATGTTCATCGATGAACTCATTGATAACGGAACAGATACAAACGGTGTTGAAGCGGCACTTGCAGTATTAAAGAAAATGTCAAGAGAACGCAGTAAAAATGTTTTCCTCATATCGCACAGGGAGGAACTTATTGGACGAGTTTCCAATGTGCTTAATGTTATTAAAGAAAATGGATTCACAAACTTTACTAAAGAAGACGACTGACATTACTCGTATATACGAGGAGCATGGTAACGCATCAGGGTTACCAGTATTCACACTTGCTGAATGGAAAACGTTTTTAAAACAATTTCCAGCAGATTTAGAAAAAGAATGCCTCGTTAATTACATTACTGAAAACAACATACCCTTTCCATTACAGGAAATTAGTAGGAAAGAAGTAGTCTCAAAGTTCTATAAATTAAGAAGTTGTCCACTTTCTAACTTCCTATCACCCACTCCTGCGGCCATCACAGATAAATTTAATGACTATAAATATCAAGTAAGCGAATATTGTAAAACTGTACTTGAATTAGGACATTATTATAACAATATTAGTAACTATTTTCATCAAGAGACTCGTTTAAGATGTGACGGTTATGATACTTTAAGTCCATTGAATACTTGGAAAGATGCTCATGCACTAAAGAAGTTTAACTGGACATTTTGGAGACCGGGAGACATAATAAAGAAAATTGATCCGGGTGCATATAGAGAAGCATTTCGACTTGGCGCATATACAGCAACACAGTTTAAACCACATGTTGCAAAATATATGTACGATAGATTTAATGCTAAAGCAATTTTAGATAGCAGTTGTGGTTGGGGCGATCGTTTAGCAGGTTTTTATGCAAGTGACGCAGAAACATATGTAGGTTGTGACCCGAACCCTGCTACATGGAACATGTATATTGAGCAATGTATATTTTATGAAAAACTATTAGGCGACGATTGGAACATAAGCAAACACGATAATTATTTTACAATTACAGGAAATAAAGAAGTTATTATTTACTGTGAAGGTAGCGAAAATGTTGAATGGCCGCATTTAGATTATAATTTAGCATTCACAAGTCCACCATATTTCGGAACAGAAAGATACGCAGAAGGAAGCAACGATGAAAAACAAAGTTGGTTCAAATATCCTAAATATGAAGATTGGCTCTCTGAATATCTTTTTAAGACACTTGATAATATTTCAAAAGTAATAGCAATCGATGGAGCAATAGCAATCAACATAATTGATGCTAAAATAAAAAATAAGAGATACAATATTTGTGATCCGATGACAGAATATATGAACTCTATTGATATGCCATTACAAGAAGTAGTTGGTATGAGAATGATGCCGAGACCCAAGAACGAAGAGGGCGGTAACATTGAGCATATGCAAGAGTGTTTTGTTGAGCCAATTTGGATTTATAGTGCTGAGAAAGCAAATATCGAAACTCCATTTGATAGGCTATTTGTGATGTAAACTAACGCAAAGCCGCGCGGAGTCAAAGACGGCAAGTAGTTATAGGAGTTATTATGTTAAAATCATTTTGGTGGAATAGACAATGGGCCTTATGGGCTTGGGGTGGTCTAGTTCTACTAATTGGTTCATTGTGGTTACAAGTACAAATGACAGTGGCCATTAACACATGGTATGGCGGATTTTATAATTTGTTGCAAACAGCAGGAGATTATATAGACAACCCACAAGAAGGTATTACTCAATTATATTCACAATTGATTTCTTTACAGTATACATTAAGTGGGTTTGATAGCGAAATTGCTCAAGTATCTTTTACAGAAATTGTATTTCCGTATATCGCACTTGCCATTTTTACAGGTTGGTTTGCACGAATATATGGACTGCGTTGGCGCGAAGCTATTACATTTAGTTATATTCCTCGTTGGCGTGGAGTCGATGGAGAAATTGAAGGAGCATCACAACGTATTCAAGAAGACTGTAACAGATGGGCAAGAATTATTGAGTCATTAGGACTGCAAGTAGTACGAGCAGTAATGACACTAATTGCCTTTATTCCTATTTTGTGGGGTTTCAGCGACAAAGTCGACATACCAGTTATCAGAGATATTGAAGGTTCTCTTGTTTGGGGAACATTAATAGTATCACTAGGCGGTATGGCAATAAGTTGGTTTGTCGGTTGGAAACTACCGCATTTAGAATATAACAACCAAAGAGTAGAAGCGGCATTTAGAAAGGATTTAGTACTAGGCGAAGATGACAAAACAAACTATGCCCAACCAGAAACATTAGGCGAATTATTTACAGGAATTCGTTATAACTATCATAGGCTATATCTTCATTATGGATATTTTGACTGTTGGGTTGTATTCTATGATCAGTTCATGATTATTGTACCTTACCTTATTATGGGTCCAGGATTATTCTCTGGATTAATTACTTTAGGTATTATGGTACAAGTAAGTAATGCGTTTAGTAGAGTGCATGGAGGATTTGCATTATTCCTACACAACTGGACAACCATTACTGAACTACGATCGATTTGGAAACGTCTACATGAGTTTGAAGATAATCTAGTGAGGTATGGACAATGAACGAAACGATATTATTAAGTTTATGTGGAATAGGATTTGTTACTTTAATACTGATTGCACATTGGGTCGATAAAAGAATTGTAAAAAAGATCGAAGACTATGAAGACCGTATGGTTGAAAAAGGTATCTACTCAAGACACTATACAAAGAAAAGTAAGAACTAATTATAAGTAGGTAAGTATTATTGTGCCGACAATTGTCGGCACAATATTCTTATGAGATGGAAACGAGAAACTGCACAAGAACAGTATAAACGACTAACAGACTGGCATGAATGGTTTGCTTGGCGTCCGATACGACTATCCACTATAGATCAAGCATCACAACAATTAATCGACACCACAGAAATTATATGGTGCGAAACTGTTATGCGTAAACTTGATCGACATGCTCACAAAACATACGCAACTAAAGAAGACGCACTCCTCGATAAATTAACTGAGAGAGAAGAACGCGAAAGCAGTGTAATGCGAGATGTGCGAAATATTAAACAAATATTCCAACGCGAAACTGATGACGAATAAATAGTAAAATGAACATCAGTATGGATGGTTTTTATTTAAAAACCTCAGGAACTACAGGTCCTTCAAAGGAAATCTGGCAATCACAGGAAAAGTTAAAAGCGGCTAATAAGACAGCAATCGATTCTCAAGAAATAACATCTAAATCAAGAATTTTAACAGTATGCAAAATAGGTCATGCTGGAGGAGCAGTTGCACAAACACTACCTGCTTTAGACATTGGTGCTCATGTAGATATCATACCGTTTAATGCTTTTTCATTTTTTAAAGATGTTAACGGTTATACACATACACATTTAACACCAGGGCATTGCGAACTTTTACTTAAAACAAAAGCAATTAAGAATATAGATTTATCAGGACTATGGATTACATGTGGATCTGATCCGGTTCACAAAAGAATTATTATTCCGTTTGTCGAACATGGTGCAACTTTTATGACTAATTGGGGCATGACTGAAATTGGACCTTGTGCTATTAATCATGTGTTTCGGACTGTTGATCAAGTGCATGAAACAATACAGTGGGATGACAATGACGAAACATTATTAGGAACTAGATTTTATTGTGATCACAATGTAATAAACGATGAACTTATAGTAAAAGGAGACATATGCGTATACGACGACTGGTTCAACACAGGAGACAAATGTGGATTTAAATTTGATAAAATGGTATATAAAGGCCGGATTACAAAAAAATAAACTAGTAACAACCCGCATACCAAAAAATTTCGATCTTACAGAATTTTGTAGTATATGTGACAAACTTGGATGGTTAAACAATCGCAGCCCAGAGGCTTTAAAATTTAATGAAGTTGCATTTTGGGGCACATTTTGGAATCGTAAATTAATATCAATCTCTGGTTGCCAATATGTACCAGAAATAAGTGACAACACTTATCGTATTTTATTTCGCGGGGCACAACTTCCAGAATTTAATAAAGTTTTTAGCACAATGTCACGATATCATTTTAACAGCCTACCATTTTACTGTCATGCATTACCAGCAATGAAATGGGCGGGATTAAAAAACAACTTTGTTATTACAACAAGTGCAGAGTATGATAGGTCTGGGAAAATGGGCAGAACACATCGAGCACTAGAATTAATGGCTAAACTAGGTTTAGTTACATATAAAGGAATACAAAAAGTCTCCTACACAGATCAAGCAGTATGGCAAGTAAATGTAAAAACATATATGGAAAAAAGAAAGAATGCTAAAATGGAGCAAAACCCGTTATTTACTTATAACGGCTAATCCCGGTGCTGGTGGACATCGTCTTGCAAGACTAACTGCATGTCTCAATAACGTGCATTGGTACTCAAATGAACACAACGGTATTAATCCATGGGATACTCCTCAACTAAAAAGCTCAACTCCTGATTTTATAGCAGGCCCAAGAAAAATTGCACCATATCATTTCCAAAGAATAATGGGAAAAAATTTATATGTTCCTCATATCGGCGAAAGAACAATAAAATTTTGGAATAATATAAACGAATGGAAAGGCATGTTTAATGAACGCATGGAACGAATAACGCCGCCAAAAGAAAAATATCTTATGTGGCTTACGCACGATGATCCAAATTATCTTATAACTATTTTTCCCGAAGCAATTATTATTAATCTTATCGATTCTGATCCGACACAAGTTGCAGAAAGATATTTAAAAACTACTGCTAAATTTCCATATTACTATGCATTCCATGGGCAACATCCACGGGCATACATAACTGATTATGATAAAGAATTATCATATCTTCATGCACAATTTCCTAATATGACATTTGAGGATTACTGGCTTTATACTAATAAAAAGGTATATCAATGGAATGAGTTGCTTAAATCTGAATATAAAAATTATATACATAAAGAAATACAGCAGTACACCCGTTTAAGAAAACAATGCAATCATTCTAATGTACTAAACATTACATGGCTTACTGCTAAAAATGAATTAGTAAAGTTTTTAGATTCAACTCTCGAAGGACAATACGAAAAATTAGTGTGAGAAACTAATGCTTATGTCTGGCCAATAATCTCTCATACCTGTTTCTAAATCATACTCATCGGTTCCATAAATTAAATTATGTAAATTTTTTGGATGATAATAATCCATAATCAAATGTGCTCTTACAATATTAGATCCATTGTATACTGTATGAGGTCTTAAATTATTAACTTCATACAATGTATGTTTTTGCAAATAATATGATTCGCCATCAATTTTAAAATCAACATTAGGATGTGTTACTAACGGTATATGCAATCTTCGTGAAACAGTAAATGACGGGTCTTGATCCCAATGCAATGGTATTCTTCCATCGGGTTTCATTAAAGCAATCATGCATTTATTTAAAAACCCTTTCCCGTAAAATTGATCTTGCACCCAATCTAAAAGAGGAGTAAGGATATCTTCCCATTCATACCACTCAGGATAATAATTTGTAGTTTGAGGATCAGGCATTATTACTTCTTTGCCTTCTAAACTATCTTTTGGTTTCCAGTCAAGAGCATTGATACAAAACAAAATTGTTTTAATATCTTTAGAAATATGATATCGTTTGCTTCGATACTCACCAGAAACAAAATCCTGTTCTGTAGCATTATGATATCGTTCAATAACAGGAAGAATATATTCATCAGGGACCATTGCTACTTTTCTTTTTACTTTGTCGCCTAACATTCTCATCTTACAAATATTTATAAATACTATAAATACTGCTACTATTAAATAATAGGAAAGACAATGAGTATAAAACAAAAAATTACTAGTATAAAAGATGGAGCGAATTTTGATTCAGCTGACGCTGCTCTTGCTGAAATAAAATCTGTTTTAGGTTGGGATGGTTCAAACAATGCAGATAGCACTGACCGAACTCTTATTGGAACAACAACATTAGTCGAAACTCGTATATGGGCTGAAGAACAGTTTGAAGCATATAGAAACGTTAGATTTGCAGGTGGTATATTTCGTACTAATACAGCTAAAATGGCGGATGCAGGATGGGTTATTATCGAAGAAGTCGATGACGTCATAACCTTTAGTCATTAATTTTATACTTTTCTTCATACAAGTTTTCATAATTATTAGGTAAATTTAAATTATCTACAGAGATGTAATAATTTTTAAATTTATCATATGACTTTTT